AAGCGATATTAGTCACGACTAATTGATTCTGTCGCCGCGGAGTTGCCCCCGCCACTCACCATTCCCTTAACCCTGCTGAAACCACTCAATACTAATCCGCTATTATAACTGCGGCAGCATCCATTCATTCACCATGCCATTTGCTCAATACACTTGCATAACCTAGGATACCAAGATGGTCGCCTCAACTCTTCCGAGTGGGGGTGGGCGGGCCGCTAGCGCAGCCCGATATTCCCATCATACCCGCTTTGCGAAGCGTAGGCATCGAGACCTACTTGTAGGTTTAATATGTTCGTGTATCCGGATTCTTGCGTTCCCGGTAGAGGCTCGAAGCCCCGGACCCCCTGGAGGGTTCCGAATCCTAAACGCATGACACGCTGAAAGAAAGATCTCACCGACTGACTGATACAGACATTCGAATGACATCTCAACAGGGATCCAGCCAATGATCCCGATTAATATAACTCATCTCCCAGTTGTGGCAGCCTCTGCGCAACTCACTAAGCGTAACCACAGTTGACCTGTGGAAGAGAGCAAGGTGAAAGAGATGCTGGAGGTCCGAAGTAGGTGCGGAAGTTACGTGATCCACGTACGAAACGAGTCCTAACCAAGTCTACACTCACCTGTAAACAAGGATGATCGTCGATCCACAGTGATCGACGGGCTTTGTTGGTGACAAAGGCCCGGTCTTCGTACATCATAAAATGGTCATAAACTGGCTTCGGCCAGACAAATGACCATAACTTCGGTCCCCTCTGGAGGACGCGGAAGGAAGGAGGTTGATAGGAAGGCGTCTGAGAAGATCGTTCTCGGAAGGATGCATAGTCGATGGATACCCTCTCGGGTTTAACGGGAACACCCGTCCATCTCGAGACCATGTCTCCTGCCACGTCTTTCGCCATAGTGTCAAAAACACCGTATAGGGAGGCCTTTGGAGGCGGCCCTATGACCATTTCAACACTACGGCGTACGCCTTTCTTTATTGTGGGGGCCGCACCATCCGTCAAGGCACGGCGAAACCAAGACTTCTTGGAAAGGATCTGGTACTCTCTTCTAGATAGAGTCGACAAGTCTATCTGCCTAGCAGATATCTCGAAGCGCATCAGACAATTCACAACGAGGCTAACTACCTCGCCGCGAAAAGTCCTCAGCCCATCGAGAACCTCTGTCAAGAGACAACCAGGTTCCTTCCTGCAAGGTCGAAAGAACGAAAGGACGGGTTTAGGGGCCAACTGGCCTCTACGGATAAAGAAACTCTGAGAGTTCAAATCCGCGGAGATGTTTGAGTAGCCGGTCTTCTCAACATTGACACAAAGTCCAAAAGTTCCAGTCACCTCTTTCCAGAGGGAAAAGAACTTCCGATCACCTGCAAAGATGCAGTCGTCGCCGTTGAAAC